TCCGCTTAAGACAAAGGAAGTTATACCTCCTCTTGTCTTTACCTTTAGTACTGGAGCAAAAGTTGTTTCTCCTATAAAAACAACATTTCTTTCAAATATAAATTTTATAGTTATTGGGTTTCCATCACCTGTTAAATCTGTCGCATTCGTAACAGGAGATATTATTTCGCCAGAAAAAGAATCTAACATCTCTAAGGAATAAAGACCTCCTACTGCTGGAGTAATCGTAACCTTATATTCGTATTTTATTTTTATTCTTGGTGAGAAATTATTAACAGATGCAACTAAGTTTTTATTTGCGCTACTTCTTGGGTCGTCATTTCCTGTAGGAGATGTGTTTGTAAACGTATAATCGTTTAAGTATATTTCTTGTACGTCTTCTTCGATTTGCTCATTTAAATCACCCTTTTCTCTATGTAACCAAAGATACAATTCGTAAAAAGGAAGGTTAGATTGACTGAAAAAGTCATTTGAACCATTTTTAGTAAATTGAATGCCATATTTTTCTTCTATTGCTAAAATAATATGATACATTCTTATAGCTGGTTTTAAGTCTATTAATCTTAAACCCCTGTCGTTACCTGAAGCATTTGCCTCTATGTTTCTTGAAACAACATCTTCATTCAAAGAAGGAGCGTTATTGCTGGTGTCCCAATAATAATGTGATTTACTGCTAATAAAGGGGTAGCACAAATCTCCTGCTGTTGTGCTGCTTGTGTTTATAATTAAATTGCTTCCTGACAAATTATACCCATTTTTAAGACCGTTTCTAGCGTAATCCTCTGTATAAATATGATTAAACTTGCTTAAGTAAGCATCTGCATAATTAGCCAACTCGTCTATCTTGTTATCCCCAAAAAGTCTTTTTAAGTTTATTGTTTTTCCATAAAAAACTATTTTATATGAATAAGGATTCTGATTTTTCATACTTACATCACTTAACGCAACAAAACCAGATTTATAATCTTCTCCGTTTATTTTAATTAATGCTTCTCTTTTTACTCTGGCATCATAACCATTCGATACATCAAAATTATAATAGTGTTTAAACAACTTATTGTTTGTTGTACTTGCAGGAACATTAAACTGTTGTGAATAATCAGTAAACACCTTTGCTATATCTCTAATGTCTTTTATTGAGTTAGTAACATTTATAGACTCTTCTTCAAAAAGGTCTAGTCTTTGATAGGCTATGTTTTGGCCATACTCATTAGCATTAATATACACTTCTACCTCTCTACGCATTATCGTACATTGTTTATTTTATCAAAAGCAAATTCTACTTGTATTGTGTAGTTTATTAACTTGTCGTTTAATTGTGTTTGGAATGATAAGTCGCTAGACTTTACTGTAACAGGCAATGTCTTGTTATCATATTCTATCCATACTCTTTCACTCAATGTAAACTGTCTAAATACTTCATTATATTCTTCAGGATAAAAACCTGTATTTAGTGTTAAAGTTTCCTTAGCATTAACACTAAATGTTTTGTATTGATGTTCATATGTGTTGTATATTCCTGTAGGTCCCTGCAGAATTGATGCTCTAAAGCTCTCTTCATCTTTCTTTATTGACAAATTACTTCTTTTGAACATCCATAAGTCTTGTAAAGCACCATACTTGTTCACAAAGACCATTTTGTAAGGAGTATGCTTACATTCCTCTATATTTCTTATTTCTAGCTTTGTTACTCCTTCTACTCCATCTACATATACCTCATCTACACCATAGATTCCGTTTTGTGCTAAAAAGTTGTTTAGGCATTGACTGTTTTCAAATACACCTCCGTCTTGTAATACTCTATCTTCGTAACTATCTGCACCTGCTTGTGTTTCGTTGCTTATGTATTGTATAAAGTCCTTAGAGTTTGTTTGACTTGCAACTGCTTGTGTATATATTTCTTGATTATTGTAAAAGAAAGATACAGATGTTGTATTGTTTGCATCAACAGGTATTCTTAAAGGAGAATCATCTGGTTTAATTATGATTTTGTTGCTTATGAGTAATCCTTGTAGTAATTCTGGGTTTGCACCGTCTTCAAAGTAGCCATATCCATCAAAAGCTTTAGCTCCTAATACAGCAGTTAGCTGTGTGCTATTACCGTTTGTTAATGTCCTTGTAACTTGATAATCTACATTTATTGTATTTGCTATGCTTTGTGTTCCTGCATAATTACCGTCAAAACCTGTAGGTATATAATCTTTTATTAAGCTACTTATCTCAAAGTTTACATAAGACCCAAATTGTCCTGCTGCAGTTGAAACTAAGGTGTATGTAGGAGATATTGTATGCCCCAGAGAGTGTGATACTCCTGCATATATTTCTATATCTAATTTAGCAGATGCTAAGTCTGCATGAAATACATTTACAAAGTATGGGCTTCTTACGTTTATTTTAGCCATTTGTTTTTATTTTATTTTTTCTAATTCTTTATCTATTTCGCTTGAGAAAGCTGCTAGTATATCTTCATCAAACTCGTTTTCTATGTTGTTTACAGCTCTATCTATAAAATTACTTCCTTTATATGCAAATCTTTTAATAGTTCCTTTCTCATAAATAGATTCAGCTATTGCTCTAGCAGATTTATTTATGTTTACCTTACCACTTTTGTTTCTTACCTTACCTGTAAGACCCTTAGACTGCATCCACTTCTTTATCTTACCTACAAAGTAAGAAGAAGGCTTGCCTGCTCTTGGGTTTGTACCTTCATCAATAGCTTTAGCATAGTTAGCCATGTATATATCAATTCTAGTTTTCACTATCTTGTAATACATACTGTCATGCAAAGCACCAGAAGCTCTTGTGTTGTCTTTGTTTATATTAGTTCTAAGCCTTTGTAGAGCCTCAGAACCCATTCTCTCCAACAACCTTCTAACTAAATCCTTTTCCATTAACAGATACTTATATCATTAATCATCTTAATGTCTATTTCTGCTTCCCAACCAGCTAACTCATTCTCAAATCTCTCTTTAAATGGCTGACAACTCATTGTGTCATCTACCTGCAACTTATCAGCTCTTAGATTACCTCTTTTTAGTTTAGAGAATATTAAATTCATTACCTGTAATTGTGTGTTTAGTACATCCTGCAAGTTGTCTACACCATAAAACTGGTCTGGAGTAACTACTTCCTTTGTATAATCCACTATGTCTGCACATAATATCTGCAAAGTGAATGTCATAAACTGTGAATCTATTACTACATTAGAGATGTTTAGGTGTGCTAATGGAAATATATCCATCTTGTTAAGGTTAACTTCTGTTATATCACCAAAGCTAACACTATTCATGTGGTGATTAGCTCTTAGTTCATCTTTAATCTTGTCTAATAAGTCGTATACTTGTGTCATATTTATTTTTTATATGCCTTCTTTATTAAAGCATTCTCTATTCTTGTCTTATCCTTTATATATTCTAAGTACATTAGACAGGTGTGTACTGGAAGCTTTGTAGCCTTGTCAATCTTTGCTGCATCTTCTTGAGCGATTGTAAATATTGATTGATACCAACCCCACTTTTGTCCAAAGTTTGCTTGAGCTGTGGTGGAATCCCCTTCCCTTTCAGCTCCTTCTGTAAATAATCCAGAGTATAGCTTGGTAATTTGCTCCCTAAACGATAAAAAAAAACCATCGCTCCTATCGCTACACTAACTGGCATATCTAACATTACATCAGAATACTTATGACTGCCTTCATAATCCATCACCCTATAGAACTCATTCTTCTTAAAGATGACTGGTCTAAACAATACAGCCATTGCTTTGTGCATCTTATCCCAATCTGAGATATACCCATCTAAATCAATGAACTCACCAAATGTCATCTCGTCTAGCTTTGGTATAAAACCAAACTCAACAACCGTCTCTTCTCCATACTCATCTGTGGCTGACATACTAAATCTAGGTACTAAAGGTGTCTCTTCCTTAAAACACTTATTTATTACATCAATAGCGAAATCAAAGTTGTTTAAGGGAATCTTAAATGTATCTTCAATCTCTAATCCACAGAATATCTGCAGCATCTTTGTCTTTATGTATACCTCATCTTCCTTATCCCATTTATCTAGTATCTTTAGATACTGTTGATACTGTCTAAGGGTTATTCCTGCCAATGCTTGAGGTATAGACAGCTTATATTCCTTTATCATACTATGATAACGAAAATCAACACTTTCTGTTTTCTTGTTAATAAGTTGTTTATGGGAGAATAAAACAAAAATAAAAAATATCGTTATCTTTATATAAGTAGTTGCAAATCTACATAAGTTGCCACACTTCAATACCCTAATAAATACGGATGATTGTTGGAACGTGTACTCTAAATCTCCTTGTGAATGGCAGTACTAAACCCTTTGTTGTTTTCGTAGTCGCCCTAGTACTATTCCATACAACGAGTAAACTGCTAACCAAATATCTAGCAAATATTATTTAAAATAACATTTATTATAGGTGGGCGAATAATACCTTCC